GTCATAGCCACCCGCACAGCGCGGGCAAGGGGGTTAGTGAACGTAGTCACTGAGGATATGTTGGTGATCTCGGCAGCAGAGGCAGCACTGGCAGCAGAGGCATTGGCGCTGTTCAGGGATTCTGTAGCCTTCCCTGTGGCAATACCGGCCTGTGTCGCGGCAAGGGCGACTTGAGCAGCGCCGTTGGTTGTAGCAAGCTCTGCCTGATTCGTTGCAATACCAGCTTGATTTGTTGATATACCAGCTTGTGTTGTTGATATGCCAGCTTGTGTTGTTGATGCTGTTTCACTGTTTCCAGCGTTTGTTTCAGATATACCTGCTGCTGTTTCACTATCTCCAGCGTTTGTTTCAGATACGCCTGCAGCAGTTGCTGCAGTTTCAGCGTCAGTTTTATATCCCTCTAAGATAGTAACAAAACCACCGCCGGTAACGGCGCTGGAATTTATAATTACTCTAGGTCTAGTAGTATTAACTATTACACTCATCTAGTTACCTCTTGAGTTACTAGCACTCTGCCTTGGAGCACTCTTCTAACTATTGTGTCGTCACTAGTAAAAATTTCCAAGTCGTAGAAGTACTCCCCCACAGTAGCGCTGGACGCTAGGTCTGCGGTTACACTATTTCCTAGCGTTACTAAAATCTCACCTGTTGTGGGGGCTGGTATACTAGCGGAAAAAGACGCAGATATGGTAGCCGCATCTTTTGTTTTTCTGAGTTGAGCACGCGCAGAATAATTAGTCAAGTCATTGACAGTGCCGTCTTCTTTTTGAAGTATAACGCTTAGCTCAAAGTCGGAACCTTGATCAATTGTAATGTTGTGGGTTGCTGCTACTGACATGTATTATTCTCCTATTATTTTATAAGTATACCAACCCAGAGGTTCTATCAAGTACTAAATTTCTGCATGTTTTTCCAGAAAATTTCCTTGGTACACAGTACGGCCTCAACAACTCCATCTGTAGCTTGATGCTCTTTTAAGTTACCAGAAATCTGTAGCTCTTCTATCAGCGCCTGCGCTTCGCTGTAATTCTCCACTTCTTTTAGCTGCTCTAGCATTGCCAAACAACTCTCACAACTCACACTACGTGCAGACTTAGTCGCCACCTTCCCGATTGTGGTATCTCCACAAACTGGGATAGTTGCGCCATTAAGCATTAGATGCTTCGGATAGCTCATTTAATTTCTCCTCTATAGTTCCATACATGCCGTTAGCCAGCTCGATTGTTAACTTCTGATCTAGGTTCCTAGAAAAGATTTCCCTAAGGAAGGCCTTTAATTCTTCCTGTTTTTTCTCACTCATTTACTTTTCCCTTCTATAAATTCAAAAATGTCAGATTTCCTAAAATTTCCTTTTAATTTACCTTTGGAGTTAGACTTAGTTAGTTCCATAAAAGCACTATAGCCCAAATCGGTGTACTTCACAGACTTCAGGTTGGGGATAAACTCCCCGTCCTCATCTATATCGCCTTCTGCCATACCTATAACAATACTATGGTCTGTAAATGACACTGATATAGATACTATATCCTCAAAGACTTCTAACTCTGGTACTGCTGGTTTAATTTTCTTTCGCATTATACTGCCTCCATTGGAATAAAATATTCCGCTCCATTGATTACTACACGCCACTTATGAGACCGAGTGAACGAACCACCCCCTTCTATAGACTGCCACTGAGTGAACCCCATAACAGTATTACCTAGAGAACCAGATGCTGCATACAGGTTGGCTTGTCCTACATTTCTCCCTCCTACTGAAGAAGATTGCTGCATACAAATATGGTTACTACCTACACTTGTAACACTACCTATTAGAAGATTAGGCTTTGAAAAGACAGAGTTTTCTAACTGTACGTCACTTTGAGTTAATATACCTCTTGCCCCCCCTGCTGCTACAACTGAGAGGGCCGCTACACTAGAAGAACTTGATTGGGTCTGTGCTACTACTCCGTTGCTGGTATCAGAGTAACCATAAACACCAGCATTACTACCGGACTTACCAAGAACACCAATTATACTACTAGTTGAAGGTACCCCGATAATGGCGGCATTAAACCCAGTAGCACTTGTAGTACCCTCAGCTTTAAGTTGCCCCCCAGTTACTACGCTCCCACTAAAGGTACCGCTAGCACCTGAGATATCCCCCTTGAATATAGCAGCACCTGTGCTTGCGCTGACAGAGAAAGTTACTACTCCGGCAGCAGCACCAATAATACCCCACTTAGTAGTTGCTACCCCTGAACCCCCCGTCAAATACCCTGTAGAGGGGTTCCACGTAATAGTTCCTATTTTCATAGCACCTGAGTCCGTGGGGACTAAGATGCCTTTTAGAGTAGTGGTACCCGATACTCTTAAGGCATAGTCTAAGTTTACACCTACCTGACCTCTAGTTAGTGCAGTTTCAATATCAGTATCCTGTACTTCAAGCCAAGAACTACCGTTCCACCTATGTAATTTGTTAGTGTCTGAAGTATCGACCCAAAGGTCCCCGACTCCTTCTGCGGTAGGCGGGTAAGAACCTATGAAGGATGTAACCTTACCATCAGCAGTTGCTTGAGCAGTAGCGGCATCATCAATAGCATTGGCAATTAAGTCATCTCTAGCTAGAATCCAAGTAGTACCACTCCACCTATAGATAGCATTATCATCATCAGTATCAAACCAAAGGTCTCCTGCGCCTAGGCTATCAGTAACAACTCCTGGAGGGGAAGTGGTATAGAAACTTTGAATTTTACCGTCCGCTGCGGCTTGAGCTGCGGCTACTTCAAAGAATAAATCACTGATATCTTCATCTTGTAATTCTACCCAAGTGCTACCATCCCAGCGGTGGTACCTATTGTCAGTAGACCTTACCCAAAAGTCCCCGGTTTCTATACCTGTGGAAGGCGCGGTATCTTGGTAAAAGGTTTTCTGACCCTTGAATTTTACTAATTGAATAGCTACAGTAGCTACTGCCTGCTTTGAGACGTTAGCTGGATCTTGCCCCTCTCTTACAGTAGCAGTAAACTCTAGCTCCCCGGCCACAAGAGTCGACACCTTATCTAGTGTTTTTGTGTACACCTTTCCAGTGCCGGTACTAAACACAGTTTCTGCGGTTTGGGATATTTCTGAGTTTGAAAACCCTGACCCAGTTACCTTAAACTCGGGATTCTCGAATCCTGCAGCGTCTACAGTTAAAACTATATTATCGTAGTCTGTAGCAACAACAGAGGAGGAGTCGAAAGTAAGAAATGGAGGACTACTAGTAAAAGTCAGTACTTTAGTGGACTTTATAGTAGCGGGGTCTATAGTAACAAAGTTATAGTACTTAAAGGTACCCTCATCATTACTGACCTTACCCACTAAACAATCATACGTAGGATCTATCTCTAGAGCTTGCTTGCTATGTGCAGAGCCACTAATATTGTAGAGCTCTCTATCAATAGTCATAGAGGTGTCAGAAGATATAAAGACTACTATACCTGCTGAAGTACTGTTGAACTTTACTAAGCTCCCTACGTTGTAATCAGTAAGAAAGCTTGTACCTGACCCAGCAACCCCGGCTCCATTTACAGTAACAGTACCGGATTTAGCTATAAAGGTATCAGCAGGAGCAGTGTCACCAGTTCCGGCGTCATACCAATAAGGGATGTCAATAGTGTCTTGGTACTCAAACTTAATCAGCCTGAACGGATCTGTCCCTGAAGCGTTAGAGTCAAAGAAAATATAGTAAGATGCCAGTTCTCGCAGAATAGCGTTACTTATGGCAGAATAGTCTATGCTTGGTAAGTCGGAGCAGTCCTGGGTGTAGAACTCAGTAGAAGTATTAGTATTACTATACAGGTAACTCGGGGCAGCTATAGGTATCAAGCCATAATCAGGTTTATCAAATTTAAATATACCTGAATCTGTGATATAAGAAATAGTATCTACTATCCCCCCAAGAGGTATGCCCTTCCCTCTTGGAACTTCTATGTCGGGAGCCTCGCCCACAACAAAAGTAACAGTAGTAGCAATAGACTTGTTACCTCTACTATTTAGAGTTTTTACACCTATAGTATACGTACCTACAAATATATCGGTAAAGGTATATGAAGTAGTATCCTTACCCAACATTATAGGGTTAGGGTAGGCTATGAAAGGATGAGTTATTTCGTAACCAGATATGTAATCGCTATTCGGAGCGTCCCACTTAACAGTTACGACTCTAGCCTTAACTGAGGACTCACCATTCTTTACTATAGTAAGGTTTCTAGGCACAGGAACTATATCCGTAGCTTTAGGCGGCTCATAGATAGTTCCGTCAACTACAGCAGAGAACTCTTTATCAACTGCGTCAAACTTTTCGTTATAGTGCTCAACCGCTACAATAGAGTAAACACTTTTAGACTCTTCTGCAATAGAAAGTATTTTGTACGCTTTCAAGGACGCAGTTGTTACTAAGTTATCAGAGTTTACTTCCCTCAAAGCCCATATAGCTGATCTATCAGGAATGCTAGAGAATGCCTCGCTAACATCTAGTACTTTAGGCTCACTACTGGGAGTAGACACGGACCTGAACTCTACTCTAGAGTACTCATTCCAAGAAACTAGAACTAAGGTATCGTCGTCGTCTCTTAAGTTAGAAGCCTCCGATTCGGTATATGTACCCGCAATCAAGTCTCCTTTGCTATAGGTGACAGAGTCTATCTCAGCAGTTTCTTGAGTTAAGAACGTGCCTGGTTCAGTTATAATAACGCCTAACTCATAGCTGGAACCAGCGTTAAGAGTAACAAAGCGATCTAAAGGTACCTTAGTAGCTGATATTAGTCCTTCGGCTGGTATCCTACCGCTGTAAGAAATATTAACTTTGTTGGCGTCTTGTATGTTTATAACATCGCCAGGCTTAAGGAATGTAGCATTTACTGAGGTTTGAAAAGAGGCTATCTCATTCTGATTGATAGCAGTCCATAGTTTCCACCTACCGTACCTTATAGCCTGTCCTTCAGAGGTAGTACCAAGAGCAACAGCATCTTGGCTTATAATCCTACCAGTTTCAATAATGTTATCCCTATCCTCAACGAGTAGAGCTTCTAGCTTATAGTCAGACTCAGGATTATTCCACTGTACTACTACTTGGTTTACTCTAGTCTTACTGCCTGAACTCTCATAGTTAAATGATCCGTCTATGACGTTGCCCAAGGTAAACGTGTACACAGAGTCCAAGGGTTCGTCAATAATAGGAACTAGACTATCTTCCATCCAGTACAACATACCACGAAATATAGTAGCAATGTCTTTTAGGACTTTATAGGAGTCTACAGCTTTTGTAAGATAAAGGTTAGTAGTAAACCTTGGCTCAAACCCTCCTGATCCGTTAGGCACTGGTTCGTCACAATACCTCGCTACTCTATATAGAGAGAATACATCTATATCTTCATCTGTTAGCCAAGCACCTAAACCATATCTATTATTAACGATTAAGTCTAGGAATATCCAAGCAGGGTTATTAGTGTATACTGCTTCTCTAAAAGAGCCGTCCCAGTCTTGGTCAGTTGTTTGTATAGCTCCAGAAGTAGTGTTTCTCTTGTAGGAGGCTACTCCATCTATAGCCTCATCCCTAGTTACATAGTTACTAGGGACTTTAATTACTCGACCTTTACAGTGGTATGTTCGAGTAGGTACTGATTGGAAATCTTTAGAGCTGAAAGTAGTAGCGGCGTAGGCCGTGTATGGGTACCACAACGGTTCTTTAATAATACTAGTAACAGACGCTAGTATTGCTGAGGCTACTTGAGTGTACTTAGACCCTGCATCCCCCCCATTAGATAGCACCGACTCTTGGTCATGACGAGTTCTTCTAGCTATAGTTACTCTAAAGTCATCAAAAGGCTTGAAAGGCTCTAGGTTAAATGTTTCTTGTACCGCGAATATAGATTTTTTAGTGCCGTCGCCTGTGTGCCTTCTATTGTCTGCTACTACAATAGGGGCTAACCATGCTCCATCCCGCTTTATCTCTAAGGTATACTTATAGAAGGCGTAAGAAGGGTATGTGTTGGCTGTGTTTGTACTAGTACTATACAAACCTCCTGGATAATTGATTATAAAACGAATTTCGTCTATCTGAGACGCCTGCGACCCTGAAACACCAAAGCCCGCACTAGAAGTACCTAATAGAACCAGATTAGAGGCGTCTCCCCCAAAGTCTGAAGATTGCTCCAGAGTGTTTAGTGCGAAGGAAGCATTGGAAATTGCAGTATTACCCAAGCCATTATGCTGAGTGAGTACAGGCTGGTATAGGTTACCTACCCTAAATTGAGTAGTAACATCAAAGTATTTAGAAGAAGTATTAACGTCACTGAAAGAAGGGGGTTGTTGCACACCCGGAAGTCTAATATTAAATGTGCCCGAGAAGTCCACAGTACCAGGAAGTGTTACAGAAGTACCTGAAATATCTGAAACGGGTACCGGAAAATCTACTGATAGAGAGAAGCTGCCAGCTTGAAGGGCAAACTGACTAGTAGTAGTTAGTATAGCTTCTCTAGCTGAGATTATACCGGTGATAGCACCTTCGATAGTTGGCGCGCTGCCTGACACTAATCTAGCACTAGCGCTGGCAGGGTTATAGTTATCACCCACCATAGAAGATTCGAAGAAGTCTGTATCAGTAGTTACAGTTAGAATACTTTGCCCTGAGAACGTACCTTGAGTTTCTACCCCAACTCCTGCTATTGACCAAACGCTTTCAATAGTAATAAATCTATTGGCTTGTATAGGGCTACCTAGGTCTAATACCTTATTTAATGTAGCAGCAGTACTTTCCGCAGTCACAGCAATAGTGTACCCTGCGCTCCTAGGAACCAAGGTTTGAGTTGTATCGACGATCCTATCATCATTTAGGAATATAGAGGCTTGGCCTTCTACTAGTCCAAAAATCGGACCTTCTGATATAACATCAATAACAGAAAGTGTCTGCTCATTAGAAGTAGAAAAGGCTTCTTCTATAATATTGTTAGGTCTAAGGTTTACTCTATTGTTGTCTCTGTTTAAACTCATTGCATACCTACTAGGCGTATATTCCCCCCAAAGTCTGAAGTAACATTGTTACGGGGGAATTCTCTATTTACTATTTCAAATGAAACTGGAGTACCGGGTACTCTTAGCTCCCCATACAGCAAAGGTACAGGGTCCCCTTCTACTGCGTTTGTTTCCGCCCCATTGAATAGATAAGAGTTGGGGGCTCCTGAATCTGTAGCTGGGTCAGGAGCCATTAGCTGCTGAATACCAGTTAGTGCTAGGTTAGTAGCTAAAGATGCTACAAATAAACCTTTAGTAGTTAATGCCGCGCTACCCATTACAGTAGAACCCAGTGCTGCGTTATTAACAGCCCCGTAGCCATACATGGCAAACCCTGGGTTAACTACTACAAGAGCTAGTAAAGCTAAAGCTGCTAGAATTTTGCCGCCCCCACTTTTACTACCTGCTGGTACTACGTCTACTCTAAAATCTCCAGTACTAGGTTCTGCTAAGTCTTCCTCCGTTAACTCCCTTCCGTCTACGGACACCACGAAGTTAACACCGGCCTCAGCAGACTTTATTAGATACTGCCTAAGACCAACACGGTTGGCTGACACACATTTCAAAGCATCTGCAAAGTTTTTGACAGCCACGTCGAACTCAGTACCAAACAATCTGCCTAGTTCTCCTGATAAATAAAGTTTACGCTTCATACCTATAAATCCCAAATAAATGCTTGCGCCAGAAGGGGTAAAGGTTTTCTCTACAAGATAACCTATTCTGCGCGTGGTGATAGAACACTTCTTTTCCTAAGTATACTCCACAATGGTTTCCTACGACAGATTCATGATTGAATACTAACAAGTCATTCTCTAGTAGATTCTCTACTCTTTTGAATCCGTAGAACTTAAATACTTCCTCACTAAAATAATCCTTTCCCTTGAGCCACCAATCATCCTCAAAAGGCAGCCTAGGTTTCATTTTCCACCCGATACTGATATAGTAGTCTCGTACTGCTTCAAAACAATCTGCAGAGCCGAACTTGTAGTTTCTCCCTAGTATAGGTAAGTAATCTTTCGAAGGCTCTAGGACGTAAGAGTCACCTAAGTCTGGAAAACTATAAATCTTAAAAGGTATTCCTAGTGCGTTACAGTTTAGGATATCTGAGTCACTGGGGTCTGCAGAACTGTCAGGGTGAGTATGGACAATGTAGTCTGGCTCACCTAGTGCCCTAAGGTACATCAAGTATTCCTTAGGGTCCATCTGGAAATCTTCTTCTCCCTTCGCTATATTAGCACAAGGGTGGAAGATGCTACCATAGAGTAATCCACAAGCTTCGCGTGGATACTCTTTCTTAAAATGTTTAATCATTTAAACTTTAAACTCCCTGGGAACCCTCCAAAAGGAAGCGCGTTACTGGTATCCAAGTCTAAGGAAGGGACAGAAAGCGCAGTATCTGGAGTTAGTGGTACAAATTGAAATCTTTTCTTACAGCTATCTAGAGTCTTGCCGCATACATCTGCTCGTGCCCAGACTCTAGAGTTTAATCGAGGGGCATTATCAGCAGAAGCTATGTGGGACACTTTTGCTTTCCAAGCTGTTGAATCGTGCTCTACATGGTCCCCTTCGTCGTAAGACCCTGCGGTCCAGCTAGTAGCTGCGTGGGCTCTCCCCCAAAAAGCAGACTCCGCCGGAGTGTTTCCTAGGTTGCCAGAAACCTTACTGTACCAGAAGCCACCTAGATGTGATACAAATATATTCTTGGCATAAGTAGTTTCATCACTGTAGGCTCCTGATACTTTTGCAGAGTCTACGATAGGCTCGTCATCTGAGTTATAGTAAACCTTATGGCTGACCAAAACTCCGCTAGAGTTCTTCACAGCTATAGTACTGTCTCTAGGCCAAACGCAGCCTCCCTTTCCAGTTTCTGCCCCTTGGTAGATCCAGCTACAATACTTACCGATCACAACCCTATTAGGCAGTTGAATGCCGTTTAGGTCGAAAGGAGAAGAAAGCTCAAATTCTATTAGTAAGTTGTTTTCTTGAGCTATCCTATCAATGATAAAAGATTTTACAGGAAATTCTTTTGGGGGATTGGAGTCAAATTCTTCCGTGTATAAGTACTTTTTTAAAGTCTGTCTACGAGTTACCTTAGAGCCTATCAAGTCTTGATTAGTAAAGCCACCTAGTAGGTCTCTGAACGTAGTCGCTACGTTGGCAATAGTAATAGAAGGCCGGTTCTGCGCTCCATCAGAAGTTACCTCTATGCCTGATATTTCCATAGGCATAGGCTGGTAGGTTCTGATAATAGTAGGTGTTTTCCTATCTCTAAATCGGATAGGAGCTAAGTCCTCGTCTAAGCCGGGGTGGAAGTACAAAGTTAGGTCTGTGGAGACCTGAATTTCATACAAGCTGACCAGAGAGCTGTCTATTTCCTGCTTCTGGACTTTGTTAACTAAACTATTCATAAACCCTTCTAAAAGCTGCTGTACAGCCTGAAACTACGTGATTTGTGTATACTAAGTCCCAGCTATCACAGACTACTTTTATGGTTCTTGTGTCAATAACTGAGGCTGAGTCCGGTATTGTAAACTCAAAGGAAGTAACGGCTAAGTTAGCATCAAAAAAGTCAACAATGGCATCAATCTCTGCTCCAGGTCTGTTCATGAAAGTAGCTGTAAAAGACTGGTCTAAGCTATTAATGCCATCTGCCATTCTCTGTTCGTAGCCATCACCAAACCTAGCTAGAAGGACTCTTGGATTAGTTCTTCTAGCTAGGTTTCTATCTGGTCTGGCTTTTGTTATACCATCTAGTAGTGTGAAACCTAAGTCCATTATGCTGTCCCGTAAGGGCTAAGAATACCGCCTGCCCGCTTTTGGTTCTGTAGTTCTTTCTGAACCGCCTTAGCAATGGCGCTACCTAGCATTGAAGGGTCCATGCCGCTAGAAGTGCTCTGAGAAGTATTCCCTTTAGAGTCCATCGCAATGTTAATTTCTACATTGGTAGCTTGGCCTCCGTTGCCTAAGTCAACTGGGATTCTTCTACCATCGGGTAGAGGAACAACAGCTTCACTGTATTTACCCTCGCCAATTATAGCATTAGTAGGTTTATTCACAATGCCTCCGTCTGCAAAGAACGACGGTACTAGGCCAGCCAAGAAGTTCATGACTCCGCCCTTGTTAAAACTACTAGCTGCGACGGGGCCTATTGCTCCTCCCACCGGGCCGGTGCTAGTTAGTGCTGTCATTGGCGTTCCGAGTAACGCAGTACTTAGCATACCCGCTACCTGCTGACCTGCTAGTAAGAAGCTACTAGATATAATTGCCGCTTGCCTAGCAGCTACTTGTAGTGGGTTGGTCCCCATAGCAATCTGTGTAATTTGCTTAGCAAGAGTGTCTGCTACAGAAGAAACGGTAGACTTAGCAATTGTAAGCATAGCGTCTTTAATGCTAGACTCTTCCCCCTTAATTAAGGAAGAAAGTCCTGATTCTAAGCTAGACTCTAGGGCTTGGTTAGCTCCGTCAATAATTTGGTAAACTTCATCTTTTTGACGGATTAAAGCAGCTTCTTGGGCTTCTAGAACAGTTAGCTTTTCTCTATTTAGCTCTAAGTTTCGTAATTCAGCTTCTCGGTTACCCTCCATAGAGGCCAGCTTATCCTGAATCACTGATTGAGTTCTAAGTATTTCAGCTCTTGTTCTTTGTATTTCAAGCCCCTCAAGCTCTAGCTTTAGCCGGGCGGCTTGGCCCGAAGTGGCCCCTATGCCCGCCATGATTTCC